TCGACCTCGCCGTTGAGCGAGCCGAGGAATGGTACGAGATTAACCCTGAGAACGCTGAAATGGAGGACTAACATGACATACCTTGAAATCCGCGACCTGAAAACCGCGCTGCACCGCGCTCTGTCCGAGGCGGTCATGTCCAAGACGACCACCGTCACCGCCGCCACCGCGGACGCCTTCGCAATCGTCCACAACACGGTCAGCAACCTGACGCCGGAGGATGACCCGCCGCTGACGGAAGCGGACTGGCAGCGTATTGCAAGAGACATCGAAAAGATTAAGGAGGAGAAGTAAATGGCAATTCCTGTTCTGATCATGGGGCCATCTGGCTCCGGTAAAACATTTAGCCTGAAGAACTTCAGCCCGGATGAGGTGGGCGTTATTTCGGTCGAGAAAGGCCGCCTGCCGTTTCGGTCAAAAATCAAGGTGGCGCGGATCCCGAAGTTCACCGACAGCACGGAAGTCAACACTTATGCCCAGCTTAACGCGGCGAAATATTCGTGGATTATGAACACGATCCGCGTCGCGAAGGTCAAGAGCATTGTCGTGGATGACTCGCAGTATTTGATGGTCAACGAGTTGTTCGACCGAGCCGCCGAGAAGGGATACGACAAATACACCCAGATGGCAGCAAACTTCCGTAATCTGATTCATTACATCAACGAGCTCCCGGAAGACGACAAGATCGTGTATTTCCTGCATCATTCGGAGACCGGGCCGGACGGCCGGGAGAAGGTGAAGACTATCGGCAAGATGCTGGACGAAAAACTGACTGTTGAGGGCTGTTTTGACATCGTTCTCTATTGCCAGGATCATAAATTCTTCACCCAGAGCAACGGGCAGAGCACAGCTAAGTCGCCTGATGAGATGTTCGATTCCATCGAGATCCCGAACGATTTGAAGATGGTCGACGCCCGGATCCGGGAATACTGGGGACTTAACGAGGGAGGTGATGCCAACTAATGGGACTCGCTTATTTGCCTGACGGAACGCGGATCGATTACCGGGAGTACATCCAGAGACATCCGCACTGGCAGAAAGTCCGGCAGGTACGGTTTGATTTTGATGGAGGCCGGTGCGTTATCTGCCACGAAGATCTACACGGGAAGGCATTCCAGACGCACCACCTCCATTACAGCCGCCTCGGGAACGAACGGCTGCGGGACGTCATCACTCTCTGCGACAGCTGTCATAAGGCATTTCATGAGAGTTGGACGCGGACAAACTTCTGGCGCGGCAAAGAAAGCGGACATTGGGAGGCGTTCAGCCTCGAGCATACTGCGATGCTCTGCTTTCAGCACTGGAGGGAAGACCGCTTGATCAGCAGATACGTCAACGGCCCGAACCTCTGCAGTAAGGATGTATGCGGCCAGCTCATCGACCAGTATTTCCGGGAAAATGAACTGATAATGCATCCGCGCATTGACCCGAACGACATCTCGCTATTTATCAGGAACAAGCGCTATGAACTGTTCTTTGAAGCCGAAAGCCGCGGAAAGACAGTTGAGGAGTTTTTGGACGAATACTATGGCCCGAAAGTCCGAGGGAAGAATCCTCTCCGGCAGGAAGCCGGGCGTAAAGGCGGGCCGTTCGATCATCGCCCGAAATCATTCCACTTGCATTACCTCGAGAACACAAACATCACCCTTCTCATGGAAGCGGTTGAAAAATTAGAAAAGGAGAACTAAGCATGCAGAAACCTACTGGATACGATGAGGCTAGAGAGAGCGGAGAATTCACCCCGGTTGAGGTTGGCGGACATTATGCCGTCGTGAAGCAGGTCACCGAGACGCAGTCGAGCACCGGGAAGGACATGATCGTCGTTCTGTTCGACTTCTGCCCACCGGATAAACAGGCCGGATACCACACGGCCGCATTTGAAAGCGACACCCGCGACAACCGGAAGTGGCCCTTCAATGGGAGCAAGTACATCATGGTCAGCGACTACAACGATCCGAATAAAACCAGCAGGGCTTTCAAGACCTTCTGCTCCTGCATTGAGAAGTCCAATAATTACACCGTCCAGTGGGGCGGCGCGAACTGGGGCAAACAGTTCAACGGCAAGAAGATCGGTGTGGTCTATGGGCAGGAAGAGAACGAGTACGAGGGCAAGGTTAGTATGAGAAGCGTTCCCAAGTGGTTCTGTTCGTTGGATGCAGTAAAGGACGCAAGGATTCCCGATCCGAAATATCTGCCCGGACATTCTGCTCCTGCTTCCGGCACGGCTCCGGCACAGAACAACGGTTTCATGGACATCCCGGCGACCGCAAAAGAGGACGAAGGCATTCCCTTCTAAGAGGTGGGAATGATGCGCTGGGGAAAATACATTGATGCCGATGAGGTAAAGAAAGCCATATCAATCATCCAGGCACCGGGCAAAGTGTTCGAGATTCGGGTGATAGGGACATCGAAAAAAGACATTCTCAGCGGGTATTTCCGGGATGCAGACACGCTCCTGCGGGAGTTCGACAATATCGACATCCGCGCAAAAAATGCTTACATCACTCTGGGCGAGGTTAAAGACGAATGTTTTGCTCGCGCCCAGAGTGAGCATTTTCTGAAAAGCCCTCAGACGACCAGCGACACAGAAATCACCATGTACAGGTGGTTGTTCGTTGATTTGGATCCAGTACGGGCGGCGGGAATATCATCAAGCGATGTCGAACTTGCGGAGGCAGAGAAACTTGCGGAGACGGTCGCAGGGTATCTGCATGACCTTGGATTCACGGAGCCGGTCAAAGCATTAAGCGGGAACGGTTACCATCTGCTCTACCGAATCTCCGTGAAGAACGACAAGGCCGGGAGGGCTCTGGTCGAAAAGTGCCTGAAGGTATTGGCGTCAATCTTCGACTCCGATGCGGTCAAAATCGACACGACCAACAGCAACCCGAGCAGGATCTGCAAGTTGCACGGAACGCTCGCCCAGAAAGGCACATCAACCCGGACAAGGCCGCACCGGATGAGCCGTATCCTGTCAGCGCCGGAAAGCATCGAGGTCGCCAGTGAGGATGTTCTAAAGAAACTGGCAGCCGAACTGCCAGACGAACCAGATCCGGGAGACCGGCGGCGGGCGAGTTACCAGCAGGAAGAATTCGACTTGCTCGGCTTTATGCGTGACCACGGGATGACCTATGAAGAGGACTCCAACGACCGGGCGAAGATCTACAAACTCCATGAGTGCCCGTTCGACCACAATCACAGGGACGGCGACGCGAAGATCTTTCAGTATAGCAACGGCGCCATAGCGTTTAAGTGCCATCACAACAGTTGTCGGGGAAAGCGCTGGCAGGATGTGCGGATTCTGTTCGACCCGGAAGCGTACACCCGACATGAGATGGATGACGAAAGGATTGACGCCGGATACAAGGAACATGTCCGAAAGAAATCCATCGAAGCGGCTGAAAAGAGCATGACGCTCGAACAGCCGCAGAAACCCGCGAAAGAGCGGAGGATCCGCAAGCTTAAGACCGCAGAGGCGCTCATGCAGAAGAATCTCCCGGAGCCAAAGGTTTTTGTCGGGGTGGGTGCGGAACTGCCGTTCCTGATGGAGGGAACATGCATCCTGTCGGCAAAGCCGAAGCTTGGGAAGTCGTGGCTTGCGCTGGGTATGCTCCTGAAAATTGCCAGAGGCGAGCCGTTCCTTGGGTATGAGACGCAGAAATGCAGCGTGCTGTATCTCGACCTTGAGACGAGCGAAGTCCTGCAGCAGCGGCGACTCAGGAAAATCCTACAGGGCGAACCCGTCCCGCCGAATTTTTATCTTGAAATTGAGACGGACGCGCTGGGCGCGGGGTTTATCGAACAGATCGAGGCGTATCTGAAGGAAGATCCGACCATCGGCGTGGTCGTGATCGATGTCTTCCAGATTATCCGGTCGCCGTCGAAGAACGTCAAAGAAACCGAGTACGAACACGCTTACCGGGATATAACGCCATTGAACGAACTGGCACAGAAGCATCATATCTCTATCGTGCTTGTGTGCCATGACCGGAAGGCCGTGGATCCAGACGACCCGTTTTCAAATATCCTCGGGAGCACGGGCCTCCAAGGCGCGGCGACCCAGATGATAGTAATGTTCCGCAAGCGGAAGGACGATCCTATTCACATTTCCGTGAAGGGCAAGACCATCGACGGCCTGCCGGAGCTGGATGTAAAACTGGAAAACGCCCAGTGGTCAGTTGTTGACGCCGTGAATTCAGCCGAAGCAGAAAAAGAAGCCATGATGCGGCAGTACCTTTCCTCCGAAATCAGAACCGCGATTCTTGGGATTATGAACGCAAGCGAATACTGGCGGGGGAGATGCAGCGATCTGATCAGGACGGCGGTCGAACTGGGGTATCCGATTCAGGACAGTGCCAAAGAAGTCGGCGGATTTCTCAACCGGCACATGGGCAGAATGCTCGCTGTGGATGAAATCAAGGTGCTGAAAATCAGCAACGGAACCGGCGGAAGTTTGTACGCATTACAAAAGTCACCGTTGATGACCGTTGATACCGTTGATGGCACCGTTGATGACAACTGAAAAGGCTAGTGTTTATGCGGGTATTATCTATAAAAAACTCTTTACCGTTGTTAGGGGGTTACCGTTGATGAACCGTTGATACACCGTTGATTCATCAACGGTATCAACGGTATCAACGGTAGATTTTTAGAAACGACGAAAACAGAGGTTGAAGAATGAAAAACGAACAGGTAACGGAACTGCTCCGGGCGGCTCAGCAGTTCTGGAAGAAATACCGCGACAACGTCCCGACCGATGAGGACGGCATCCGGCAGATGATGCGCGAGGCCGGTACGCCGCTGAAAGGTATGCCACCGCATGCGACCCACATCATGGAGTTTTTTGCGGCTGAGTTGTCGGAAAGAATCAATCCAAAGGAGGCCCATCATGCGTAAGCGCTCAATATCCGACCTGATCGGGAAGCACTACGGTCACTGGACGGTCATCAGCGAGGCAATCAACCCAAAGCGCCACGGCCTGCAACTGCTCTGCCGGTGCGACTGCGGC